AAGCCGACAAAGGCTCAAACGGGATCATACCTTGAGCTAAAAATTGAGGTGATAGATGGGCAGTACCAAGGGCGTCTTGTATTTGAACGCCTCAACCTCAAGAACCCAAACCCAACTGCGGTTGAGATTGCCCAGCGCAGCCTTTCGAGCATCTGTCGGGCGATAGGGGTAAACAGCCCTAAAGACAGTGCAGAGCTTCGTGACAAGCCTATGATGGTTAAGCTGGCGGTTAAGCCAGCAGACGGTCAGTACGGCGCGTCTAATGAGGTTAAGGGGTATGACGTAGTTAGTGGGGCGACTGCGGCTCCAGCCCCTGCGGCAGCAACAGCCACGGCTTCTGTGGGTGGAGGTTCAACACCACCTTGGAAGAAGTAGGTCTATTGAAGGATGGGGTGGCTAACGCTGCCCCATTTTATGAATAGAAGGAAAGCCAGATGAACTTAGAGCAATATGCCACTCCAGCCACGATTGATGCGATTTACGATCACTACAAGGTAAAGCGCAAGAATGAGCATAGACCACACTTGGGTGGGTCACAGATTGGCAACGAGTGCAGTCGCGCTCTGTGGTATCAGTTTCGCCATGCTTGGTCGCCCACGTTCGATGGTCGTATGTTGCGTTTGTTTGAGACAGGTGACCGCGAGGAAGATCGTATCGTGGCCAACCTACGGGCAGTTGGAATAACGGTCTGGGATAAAGATCCAGACACAGGCAAGCAGATTAGGTTTGCAGAGTGCGGTGGCCACTTCGCGTTGTCGCTGGATGGGGTGGGCGAGGGTTTTGCAGAAAGCAAACAGCCACACACGCTAGAGTTCAAAACGATGAACGATAAGAACTTTAAGGCCATGAAGAACTTGGGCTGCAAAAAGTCAAAGCCAGTGTATTGGGCTCAGTGTCAGATTGGTATGCATCTGGGCGATATGGACAGGTGCTANTTCTTTGCCGTCAACAAGAACACAGATGAGATGTATGGGGAGCGGATTAAGCGCGACANGGCTGTTGGCAACTTACTGGTAAGCAAAGCTAAGAACATTATATTTTCTGACACACCGCCTGCCAAACTGAATGAAGATCCCAGCTACTGGCAGTGTCGGTTCTGTAGCTACTTCGCTGTGTGCCACGGGTGCAAAGTTCCAGAGGTAAGCTGTCGGACGTGCAGCCATGTAACGCCAGAGCAAGATGGAACGTGGAGCTGCGCCAAGGGAAAGCCTGTCGTTACTTGTGATGAGCATCTGTTTATTCCTCAGATCATGCCAAAAGATTTTGTGGTTACGGACGCTGGTGATACCTTTGTAGAATACGAAGATCAGGACAGTGGCGAGATCATTCGGAACGAAAACAATAGCCAAGCTATTTTTGATGGAAGGATGCAAAATGGATAAAGAGATGAAGGCAATTATAGCGATCATCTTGGACGTATGTCCTGATCAAATCAACACGCATGATATGTCGAGCATCATAATAAATCTTCTGATTCACAAGCAGATGGCACACCACTGGCCTACGATCCACGCCAATGTAGCTGAAGTTGTTGTCGAGCATTTAGTCAAGAGTTCCTTGGAGGCAGAGGAGCATCAAAACAACATAACGGCCATTGAAGATGCCAATGAATTTTTGGAGAAAATTCGTAATGAAGTTTAGGCCAACATATGAAACTTCTGGGGATCTAAAAAAAGAAACACTGGCGGTAAAAAAATTTATTGCAAGTTTTGGTGGCGATGTAGATTTTGCAAAATTGCCCATACAATACAAAATGGATTTTTGTTTGATTGACAACAAAACAGTCTGCACTTTTGTAGAAGTTAAATGCAGAACAAATAAAAAAACTGCATATTCCACATACATTATTTCCATGTCTAAAGTTGTTGCGGCAAAATCTTATAGTGACATTGGGATTAACTGCATACTTTTAGTGCAATGGACTGATCAAATGGGATGGGTTGATATGTCTAATAATGAATGGGACGCTAAAATTGGTGGCCGAAAAGATAGAGGTGATTGGCAGGACATAGAGCCTGTAATCCACATACCAATTTCTGAATTTAATATTGTAGGTGAAACATGAAGTTTGAACTTAGAGACTACCAAAAAGAAGCTGTCGATGGCCTGTACAATTACTGGGCTGGCAAGGCTGGCGATAACCCACTGATTGTTGCTCCCACTGGNTCAGGCAAGACGGCGATCATAGCGCAGATTATAAAAGACGCCATGTCATTCCAAGGCACACGGGTGTTAATTGTTACGCACGTCAAGGAGCTGCTTGAGCAGGGAGCCAATGGGTTGCTTGCTTTATACCCAGAGGCTGATTTTGGGATGTACAGCGCAGGTTTAAAGCAAAGGGTTTTAGATCGTCCAATTACCTTTGCAGGCATCCAGTCGATCTGGCAGAGAGCGTATGACATAGTTCCAGCTCCAGATCTTGTTTTGATTGATGAGGCGCACTTGCTGCCTAAAAATACTGAAACTAGATACAATCGTTTTATATCTGATCTGAAGACCTGCAACCCAATGGTTAAAGTCGTTGGATTGACGGCCACTCCATACAGATTGGACACGGGGTATTTGCATAAGGGTAAGGGCGCAATTTTTGATGGGATTGCGTATGATATTCCAGTGGCCATGCTGATGGAGCAGGGATACCTGTCGCCGGTTATATCCAAGGGTGGCGTAAAGCAGATCGACTTGACCAATGTTGGCAAGCGCGGTGGTGAGTTTATTGAGTCAGAACTTGCGATAGCGGCATCTGACCCAGAGCTTGTGAAGTCTACAGTCGAGGAGATTGTGCGATTGGGCGCCGACAGGAAGAGCTGGCTGGTGTTTAGCTCTGGGGTAAACCACGCCTATATGTTGAAGGATGAGTTTGAGAGACACGACATTGATGTGGGTGTGGTTACGGGCTCAGACGGTAATAAGGTGCGTGAGAAGACGATTGCAGACTTCAAGAGTGAAAAGCTGAAATGCCTGATTAACGTCAATGTTTTGACTACGGGCTTCGATCATCCTCCTGTAGATCTCTGCGCTATTGTTAGGGCAACCGCCTCCACTGGGCTGTACGTCCAAATAGTTGGGCGCGCCATGAGGGTAGCTGAAGGTAAGACAGATGCATTAATTTTGGACTACGGCCAAAATGTTGAGCGTCACGGCTTTATTGATAAAGTAAAACCGAAGGACAAATCGGCAGGAGCTGGCGAGGGTGAGGCTCCTATTAAGACTTGTGAGGTTTGTCAGACGATGTGCCACGCAGCCTGTAAGATCTGTCCTGAGTGTGGGTTTGAGTTTCCAGCTCCGACACTTAACCACGGGGCAAACTCCTACAAGGGGGCCATGCTATCGTCACAGGTGGAGGCTGAGTGGTATGAGGTAGACAGTGTGATGTACGGGCGGCACAAGAAGGAGGGAAAGCCTGACAGCTTGAAGGTCACTTACTACGCTGGGTTGGTATCTGTGAGTGAGTGGCTCTGCCCAGATCACGGTGGCTATGCGGCCAGCAGATATACGGCGCGCAAGCCTATGCTAAAGTCTGAGGCAGATACGACAGACGATGCTTTGGATGAGTGCCACTTCTGGGTTCAGCCCAGTCGCATTAAGGTTAAGCCTTCCAGCCACAATCCTAAATATCAAGAAATAGTGCAGTTTGATTACACACAAGTGGAGAGAAAACATGAGGCGCAAGAAGGTCCATACGCTGATTTCAGTTTCGAAGACATCCCCTTCTGAGCATTCGGAGCAGGTTGGTTTTATCAACTGGTTTCGAGTTCAGTATCCACGGGTGTTAATCTTTGCCATTCCGAACGGCGAGAAGAGATCGATTACGGTAGCCAAGCGTTTGAAGGCTGAAGGCGTGGTTCGAGGCATACCTGACTTATATATTCCTGAGTGGAACGTATGGGTAGAAATGAAGAGGGTTTCTGGTGGGCGACTTTCCCCCGATCAGAAAGGAATGATCACTTACCTTGAAAATATAGGTCACAAAGTTATTGTTGGGAAAGGTGCAGGCGATGCGTCTAAGCAAGTATTGGAATATTTAAAATTTAAACAGGAGGAAAAACTATGAGTAAGAAAGCAAAAAAAACAAAGAAGGGTAAGAGGCGTTGGTCGCTAGATGAGATGCGCTTGCTTTTGAAGTATCGCACTGACGGGTTAAGCAACGGTGAGATCGCAAATAAATTTGGTAGATCAGAGAAGTCTGTGAAGTTAAAAATAGATAGCTTAAACAAGGATAGCATTGTGGCTCCCAAGCCAAAAGTTGTTAAGCTGAAGGTTGATGCGACACCAGCGAGTGAGGCATTATTTCCAACTGAGGCTGATGCAAAGCCGTTTTTTGCAGGCAGAAAAATATCTAAAAGATATATTGTTTTAACTGCGGCCACAGTGGCTCTGATAGCTGCTATCATCCTTGAAAGACTTATCTGATGATTGATGACACGTTGACGCCCTTTCAGGTGTCACATCTACAGTTCCTGCGCTCTGAGGTGGATCGGGCGCAGGACGAAAGATTTCGCAGGGATGCCGATAGCAAGGCAGAGGTCAGGCTGTTTCGGGCTCAAGCAGAGCTAAAAGACTTTATTAAGAATTTAAGGGGTGCAGGGAAAAATATTTAAAAAAATCCTTTCTACCCCTTGCAATACCAAATATAGTACACTACATGGAGTATATAGAGTTTAGAAAGGAAGAAAAAATGGAAAGCCAATTACCAGAGTATGTTACAGGAACTGGAACTTATAACCGTTATGTTAATGCAAAGGGT